GGATGATCTACTTCTTTCGGCAGATACAACTATGTCGGATATATCTGACAACTTTGAAACGTATATGCGTAAAGCTATTCTTAACTTAGTCAAGACTAATTATCTATCTAGCGCGCTAGAAACATGGTATACTGAATTTGCAACTGATTTGAACGATGATACATTGTCAGCTGATGAGGCAGCTACATTAAAGGATGAATATGAAAATATATATACCACTGCAAGCGATAAGATAGATGCTTTGCTTGCATTAGCCGATGTGAGTAAAACAGATACTTCTTCGAATACCATTACCTCTTCTTTCCAATCAATGAGTGAAGATCAAGCGGATGTTCTAAGTGCACAATTTAGCGCAATTCGTTTGAATGTTTCTGATATTTTAGTATCTTTGAAAGATAATAATAATAAAATAGACTTAATAGCAAGTGACATATCAGCAATAAAGGGATATACGGCACTTATAGCAGACATTAAGTCAGTTGTTAGTGATATGTATTCGAAGGGTGTAATAGCAAGATAATATGGATACGGTATATATAGACGGTAAGGAAATTAAGTCAACTTGGGGATTGAACCCTTTATATGAGAAATTCTATTCCTCGTTGATGCAATTTCCTGACATCAAAGATAGGGTATCAAACGACTATACGGACGAAAACGGTATCGAGATTTATTATACTAAAGGATATTTAAAGCCACGTGAACCATCTATTTCTTTAGGGATAGATACCTACGCACATTACTTGACATTTATGGATTATATCACCTCAAAAGATACATTCGTTCTATCGTCAAGTATTATAGGGAGTATTACTTTGGAATATGTATCTACAAGTGATTTTGATTCACAAGGGATAACCTTTGAGATAAAAGTAAAAGAAAGGAATTTCAATGATAGATAAAGTTTACATAGATGGACAAGAAATACAATCTACATGGGGTCTAGTTCCTCTATATAGTAAATTCTATTCAACCATCATGAAATATCCTGATGCGAAGGATAAAATATCTGTAGACTTTGAAGATGAAGACGGAATAGAAGAAATACATGGAACACCATTTTTAAAGAGCGTTGAGCCTACTATTTCATTCGGTGTAGACACATACGCCAACTATTTGGCATTTTGCAGATATATGGTAGCGCATCCGACTTTTGAACTTTTTTCATTTTTAGTTGATAAAAAGATTAATTATGAGTATATTTCGCACTCTGAATTTAGTTTTTATGTGACAGGTAGCACATTCGCTATCAAGTTACGTGAAGCTAACTTCTTAAATAGAACGAATATTTATTTGTTAGATGAGAATGGCAATAATATTTGTGACGAATTAATGAACAGAATAATAGTATAAATTATGTCATGGCTTAAATTTTACCCCCTACAAACGGCTGAGAATACAAGAGTATTAAAGCATTCGCAATTGACTTCATTATCTAGTGATTTTGATAATGGAGGTAGCCCATACACAATATTCATAAGACCTAAGAATAGCTCTTATGATACTAGTGTAATTCTTAGTGTGCAATTATTGGAAGATGACATATCTAGCGATTTACCTTTTTTGGTTAATCAATGGTCTCCATGTATCATACAAAAAATATCTGCTAATCCTACAATATTGACCTTGTACGACATTTATATTGGAGCAGGACGATAATGAATATAGGAATTGGAATAGGAATTGATGTAGATATGGTTGGAGTTGGAACCCCTATCATATTTTACTTATGTGATGAACTAATGAATAGAATTACAGACGAAAATGGAAATTATATAATATTTTAAAATTATGAGTGATATAAAAATAAGTGCATTTCCTCAAGCTTCAACTCTTAATGGAGCAGAGATGATACCGGCAACACAAGGAACAACCCCTGTGAAAATATTGACTAGCCAAATATCTACGAAAGTTCAAGGAGATATAGCCGTACAAACTTTTTCGGCTGTATCTTTAACTAATCCATATACCTCTTCTATTTCTCCACATAGGATAGGAGATATTGCTTTAAATTTGACTTCTCTTGAGATATGGCAAGCAACCTCAGTTACTGCATCTGCTTCTTCATGGAATAGGGTATCAGGCGGTTTCTATGGAGGTAGTGTTTTAACAGATTTGAATACCCCTGTTTCTTCGGGATATTATACGGCTTTAGGAACGGCTTCAAATGTCCCTGATTCTGCATATTCATGGTTTGTTAATCATGTAAATAGCAATACAGGTAATATCAGTGCTTATCAAAGAGCAGTTGCGTATTCTACTACTATCATTGTTTATGAAAGGACAAAGATAAATTCGGTATGGGGTGCATGGACTTCTTTTGCTCAACAAGTGCAAGAAAATGTCTTATCTTGCGGCATCCAATTTAATTTCGATGCACCGGCAACGGCATTAACTCGAATAGGCAATGATAATATTAAAAATGAAATATTTTCAACTTGCATTCGTCCTGTTACGTTAAATGATTCGGGTGTTGTAACGCAAGAATTGGCTACTAATATCAATTATAAGACTAATGGTCAAGCATCTGATTTGACAGGAGCAAGTGGGCAATGTATGGTTGGTATTAAGAAATTCTATATCAAACGTACTGTTGACGCTCAAAATAGATTAACTAAACTTCAATTCTCGCTAATTCCATTACCTGGGTTTACCTTACATGAAAAATTTACTTGGGGAAATGGCAGAGATGAAATATTCGTAGGCATGTTTGAAGCGTCTACTTCGGGAACGCTTATGCAAAGCATTGTTGGTGGTTCTATTTATTCTGGAGTAACTTTAGCAACCGCCAGAGCACAGGCAGTAGCAAGAGGAACAGGATGGCATACGTATGATTTTTACACACAAGATGTAATTCAATCACTTTGGTATTTATATTTCGCTGAGTTAAATTCACAGGTAAGTTTGCCTGGATACACAGAATTATCAACCTATGCAGATAGTTATAGAAGAACTACAGGACGAACAAAAGTACTTACAGGAATAAACGGTAGCGTAGCGGCTGATGCAACGAATGATTCTGATATCTATTCAGGAGTTGCGGAGCATGTAAGATTAACTTTTACAGCTGGAGTTTCTGCTAATGATAGTATAGTAATCACGTTAGGTACTCATGTAAATACTATCCCGGTAACTACATCCTATTCGACATCAGTGCTGTTAGCAGCTTATATAGCTACATTAACTTTTACAGGATATACGGTATCTTATACAGCAGGTAATGCTTATGTAGATTTTATAGCAACTACTATCGGAACAGTTAATACGCATACTTATAATGCAGCGACAACAGGAGCAACAGGAACAATTGCTGTTACATCGGTAGGAGCGACATGGAATGATACAAATAAATATATAGCAAATAGATTTTTTTGGATAGAAAATATGTTTGGGCATGTATGGAAAATGATAGATGGTTGCTCTCCTGATGGAAGAGTAGCAGGATCAAAGCATATGTTCGCTACACCGAATCCTGACTTATTTTCATCAGATCAAGCAACAATATTATCTACTTATACTGATTTGGGAATTCCGATGGCATCTTCTTCTAATGAATCATATATAAGTTCTATTGGGGTATATAGTAATCCAATTACTTTAGGAGGAAGCTCTTCCACTTATGTAACTGATTATAATTGGTCTTATTTGGCTGATGCTACTAAAGATTATTGTCGCCTGTTGCTCGCTGGTGGCGTCTTGTATTTTTCGGCGACGGCGGGTATTGCGGCTCGTTATTCGGCTTACGGCCTTGCGAATACGAATTTGAGTTTCGGGTTTCGGCTTTGCTTTGAAAGAAAATGAATAAAAATTAAAAAATTATGATAGGAAATAGCATTGAAAAGCCATCTATGTCTGAATTTTTAGATGGTAAGTTCCAAATAAGATGGAACATACAGGAAGTGACAAAAACATTGGATGATGGAAGTACACGTACAGAATATACGTATGAGTATAATACTCAATATATCATCACCGAGTTAACTAAAGATGAGATAATCAAGGCAATAATCGCTGAAAGATATTCTTATGCTGATGAGATTAAATTAGCATTCTCGCGTGATTCTGATACAGCCGAGAAAGCAGCGCATGAAACTTTAGTAGCTAATTCTAAAGTATGGGCTGATGAAATATTAGCATAATGATAACGGTATATAAAGCAGACAATACTATCCGCACAGCCATTCATGAGAGTGCGGATAGTTATATAGAAAACAAAATATCTGATGAGGAATATGCACAGATAAAATTTGTCTTAGGAGAATATATCCCTTTCGATATAGGTGATTATGTGGAACTTTATGGAATGTATTATACGATTCTAAAGAAACCTGCACCCGTAAAAAAGTATTCTTCTGTTCATTACGAATATACATTGAAATTTGAAAGCCCCAGGGCTGATATGGATGATGTAAATTTGCAACTATTTGACAATACGACCTCTTCTATCACTCCCGCATATAATAGTGCAACGACTTATTCTAAGGGTATGGTTGTTTCTTATCATACTCTTTATTGGGAGTGTATTTCAACAACTTCAATTAATGGAATCTCACCTGAAGAAGGAAGTTATTGGCAACTTAAATCAAATGTAACGCATGAGGTAGCTCAATACGTAGCTTCAACTACTTATACTTATGGAGATGAAGTAGTCTATGATGATTGCATTTGGAAACATATAGGTTCGGTTGATACAACCAATACACATCCCGAAGAAGGCAATTATTGGACTTTAATAGCAACGGCTCCTAAATGGGACTTCTCTTCCGTACTTACTCCAGGCAGATGGGCACAGTTATTCTGCGACAATATGAATCGTGGTCGCCCTGATCAGAATTGGACAGTTGGATATACTATTACAGACCAACCAAAAGAACAAGCATTCTCCAATGTATCAGTTCTCTCAGCTTTAGGCACTACGGCTGACTTATACGATACAGAGTTTTGGATAGGTCAAACATCACACGACAATTACACAATAAATATAGGTAAACGTTCTAACACTACTTCTTTAGTAATGAAGTATGGCAGCGGGAATGGTTTTCAAAATATCGAACGTGACGAAGTAACTCAATCAAAAAAGGTTACCCGTCTTATCGCTTTAGGGGGAACGAAGAATATACGTTCAACCTATCGAGGAGGTTCAAAGAGGTTGATGCTTCCTGACAAATATTATTTGGATGCAGATAATATAGATTTGAAACATCCGCTTGAAACGATTCAAACTTGGGACGATATTTACCCAGCTATGCTTCATGCAACGGATGATTATGATTCAACCGTCACTTATGTAAGTGGTAGCATGGTTGTTTATAATAACTATTCATGGACATTCATAGGAGTTAGCGGAGTTAATATAACGCCCGCTGAAGGTTCTTATTGGCAGATTACCGAAGGCACTGTAACGACAGCAGTTGGGGAATATAAGTTGATTGATAAAAACTTATCTTTTAATCCTCGTGATGCGGATCTAGTCATGCAAGACGGGACATTGCCTAAAGTTCATTTCATTACCGGTAACTTGGCAGGATACGAGTTTCCAATTTCTGATTTTGATAAGACTACCAAACAAATGACGATTGAATCCATACAAGATGGAAACGATTCGACCTTACCAACAGCGGGATATACTTTTGCTGCAGGTGATCAATTCAATATCGTTGATTTCTATATGCCACAATCTTACATTAGTAAGAATGAGAATTACTTGAAAGCGAAGGCGCAAGTATATTTGAATCAGTATTGCGTGGATCAGGTTACATACAAAGGCGATGTCGATACTGTTTGGGCAACAAATAATCTGATAAATATAAGTATTGGTGATGTTATTCAAGTGATTGATACTGATTTCGGGATTGATTTAATGTATAGAGTAACCGATTTAAAGAGATATATTACCGAAGCATATAAATATGAGATTACGCTTGATAATACTCCTTATGTTCCTAGTAAGATTCAATCAATAATAAACTCAACAAATCAAAATTCCACTTATGTCCAATATAGCAATCTGAATACTCAAATGGCTAAGGTGCGTACTTATAAGAGTGCGTCCGAAGCTATATCTATGGCATTTGACCCTGAAAGCAGTTATTTCACTGATGGAATAGCCCCATTATTTGTAAAAACGGCTATGGCTTTATTTGGGACGGAAACTCAACAATATACGCTTACAGGGGTAAGTGTTACAACTTATTCAAATACGCCTAATGTTGTATCGTGGAGTGCGGGAACGATTGTCGATAGTACTCAACAGAGCACCGATAGAACTTGGAACATTGTTAGTGGCAGTTTCACTGCTTCGGATGCTGATACTGCATACTATGCTTATATCAGATGCAATGCAACAACAGGCAGTTCAGATGCTATCATATTGTTTACCGAAACAGTATATAAGGTAAATTCAGATTCGAACTACTATTATTTCTTGTTAGGAACATTAACGGCATTGACTAATTCTATTAGACAGTTCTATACCTCAAATGGATTTACTTTTATCAATGGAAATACTATTGTTACAGGTAAAATACAAAGTCAGGATGGAAATACCTACTTAGATTTAGATAACAATAAAGTACATGTAGGAAATACCGAGAAATATTTGGATTGGGACACTGATGAAGACTTACTGAAAATAAAAGGTGGGTTAACTGTTTCTCCTTCAGGTATTGAAAGTGCCGTAAGCGTTTTCAGAGGCGCATATGCTACAAATACTCTCTATTATAATGGAGATACCGTAACTTATGGAGGGTCTACATGGAGATTCATTAACTCTACGGCGGCACAAAACGTTACTCCTATGGAAGGAACGAATTGGACGGTTGTTTCTGCGCAAGGAGATACAGGAGCAACAGGAAGCACAGGAGCAACAGGAAGCACAGGAGCAACAGGAAGCACAGGAGCAACAGGAGCAACGGGAAATTATTACGAACATCGTTATGCTGTAAACGGATCTGATACCATAGCCCCTGCATTAGATAATACCGAAGATGTGCCTAGTGGATGGACAACAGATCTTCCGTCAATGAATCTTTACCAATATATGTGGATAACGACTGCGGAAAAGACTTCGGCAGATGCATTGGTAGATACATGGAGCACTCCTCAAAGATTTAGTGGAGCGCAAGGAGATACGGGAGCAACAGGTGCAACAGGGTCAACAGGAAATACGGGACCAGCGATGTCATTCTATGGAACATGGTCTGCATCGGATACTTATACAGGTAGCGCTACAGTTGTATCAGTAGTTCTTTACAGTAATGTTTACTATATTGCTAGATATGACGTAGGAGGTTCATTCTCTTCTGCAACAACTCCTAATAGCGATACCACGCATTGGAACAGTTTTGGTGCATCATTCTCTAGCATTGCAACGGGATTATTACTTGCACAGGAAGCATATATCAATAATTTGATTGTTTCAAAACTTTCTACTAGCTCCAACCCATATAATTTACTTCTTTCTATTCTTGATTCGTCGCTTGGTATATTTAGGAATAAAGCAGACGCAGCATCTATAAGTAATGCAATAATTGGATTAGGAAAAGATATATCAGCGATGCAATCATCTGGCCAACAGAAGCCGGCAATGGTGATACGGGATAAACAATGGAAGGGGAATTACTCTTCATCAACTATTTATTATAAAGATGATAGAGTATATTATTCAACAACCGGATATACTTATATATTTACGTATGATTGGTTAGAAACAGAAACTCCTACATCAGGTTTACTTCCTACAGATATTACTTATTGGGATTCATTGGATTCAGGTGACTTGGGTGGAGGAAGTTACAGCGAAGTAGGGTGTGAGGGATTGTTCTCTAATGGTAGTAATATAAAGGGATTATCCGGAACAACGGGATTTACATCTAATTTCACTTTGGCTATGCTTTTGCAAAAGAGGAACTCTGATTCATCTGGAATATCAGCAGCGATATTCGGATTAGACCAAACATCTGATTCCGACACAGTGAATGCAAGTAAGTCTTATGGTGGTTATTTCAATAGACTTAAAGTATTGGGTATTATACCCAATTCAAAAAAGGTAACAGCAAACTATCAGGTACTAAAGACTGATTGTTTTGTAGATAGTTATGCCGATTCAGCTATTACACTTACTTTGCCAACTCCTAGTACTAACGGATCTGATGTTGGATTGACTTTTATCTTTAAAAAGATGTATGGAGGAGATGTCACTGTATCCACGAATGGAACAGACCACATAAGAGCAAATTCTAGTGATAATGGAGTAATATATAAAGTTTTAGGAAATGGAGATGGATGTATCGTGCGTTGGAATGGAACGCATTGGGCTTGGAGTTATTTAGGTTATTAATTAAAAATAAAACAAAATGAAAAATTTAGAAAAATTATTTGATGAAGAACAATTAGAAGACATGGAATCGGGAGGACCTAGAAGTGGAGGAGCAATAGGGAAATGAATAAATTCTGTACCATACTGCTAATTCGGTTATTAAAATATTTCCCAATAATACTAAATATTCAATTACTACTGAATGTACAACTATATTCTATTGGTATTGATATTTCTAATTGGATTTATTGCTTAACAGGAACTAGTATGTATGTTATGGTTATTTGTTTTATTTCTTCATTTGTTTTTAAATTTTGTATATGGTATAGGGTTTTATGCATTTCCTCTATTATAAGTCTTATTTTAGAGTATATTGATATAAACATTGTCAAAATTAATTATTATCTTTACGCCATACAAGGAGTAGTTATTTTAGGACTATTTGTATCATTAATATTATTTGTATATGGAAAACGATCTGATAAAGAAAATAATAAAAGCTCTAAAAAGGCTTATTAGAGAATTGGAGAGCGGATATTGCGACCATCTAACTCCTGAACAGTTAGAAGAATTAGAAAAAGGATTCGATAAAATATTAAAAGTAGAAAAGGAGGTTAATAATGGATATAGGTTCGATTGTAGGTCTAATAGGATCTTCCTCTGGTATAGTGGCATTAGTTCTTTACTTTTCCACAGAACGAGAAAGTAAGAATGTAAAAAATTTAATGACCGTAGTTGATGGTCTAAGAACAGAAAGAGAAACTCTTATTGTAAGAGTAGATAGATTAGAAACTAAAGTGAAATACTTAGAGGAAAAAGAAATTAAGCAAGATGGATACTTAAATGTAGATCAAATGGCTTTTAACGCTGTAATATTATGTGATAGGGAAGAATGTCCTATCATAAAAAAGAGAGAACAATTAAAAAATAAATTAAAATGAAAGCAAAAGTAACAAAGAAGGTTGTTGCCCCAAAGAAAGCAACTCCTACAAAGAAAGCAACTAGCTCAAAACTAGGTAACCTTAAGGGTGGGTTAGGTGCCTACATGCAGAACAAAATGGCTAAAAAAGGTAAGTGATGGCAACAACTCAATCCCCTGCATTGAAATCGGCATTAAAAAAACGTGCTGCTGCAAAGAAAGCGGGTACGTATGTCGGTTCAAAGAAAATAAAATCCGCTTTAACAAAGAAAGGATATTCTTCTGATTATGCCGGAGCGATAGTCGGAAAAATTGCTAGAGAGAAATATGGTAATAAAGGTGCTGCCGCATTGGCTGCACAAGGACGTAAAAATAAAAAATGATTATGAGTTTTTGGAAAAAGATTACAAGCCTTTTTGATAAGGTGGTTTCATGGTTCTCAAATTTGTTGACTATGAATGATGAGATAGTAAAGAAGTACGCACCAATTGCGATTGATGTATGTAATGTGATAAAGAAATTCAATGCATCATCTCAGGCAGATGCAGTTGAAACAATTGTAAGTGTTATTGCCACTAAATGGGGAAGTACCATTGCTGTATTGGTTCGAAATTGGATTACCAATAATATTGATAAGGTAATTTCAGGTTTAAACATTGCGGACGAATCGGCAAACGCTACTACGGTATCTGAAAAGATAGTTTTGATAAGCAACTATATTTCTACATTGGAGTTAGATAATAAATCGGTTACGCTTACCGAAATAGCTTCGTTACTTGCAAAAGACTTCTCTGATGGTAAACTTTCACTTGCTGAAATAGCTGTGATCGTTACTACGGTATATAAAGCTGGGTGATATGTCGAAAGAGATAAAAATACAAAATAAAGGTGGCACGGCATTAATTGCTGTGCTTCTTTTGGTTTTAAGCATAGTAGGCTACATAGCAACTAAATATAAAGCCAAATATGAACACGAGAAAACCGTATCATTCGCATTATCACAAAGCATAAACTCTTTGACTGATTCTGTAAAATATGGTAAAAATATTGCGCAAGTAAACGTGCTGTCCATGAAGAAAGAGAATGTGAAGACTATCTATAAGAAAGAATATATCTATGCAAATAAGATAGGTTCACCTAATCAGATAGAAAACGTTTCTAGCGCAATTAAAGATACGGTTGATGCAATTGTATATATTGATAGTTTAAGTTCACTACACGCGTCCTATGTGGATAATTGGGCTACTATACAAGCTATAATATTCAGAAATAGTAAAGCCATGATAACTTATGAACTCAAAGATAGTTTCATGATCGTAGATTACTACAAAGAACACCGGTATCTTTTTGGACTAATAAAATGGAAAACAAAACAGAATAAGATTCAAGTGGAGAGTTTCAATCCCCACTCAAAAATAACATACTTCCATTCAATAAAAATTATCAAATAGAAAGAGAGGCTTACTTAGCCTCTCTTTTAATGAACTTACCTGTAGACTTATCTCTAACAGATATCTGCGCCTTAAGCAACCTTACTTCTTCTTCGAGTTCCTTAATCCTTTTCTTACTTCTGCTACTGAACATCTAATTAAACTATTAGTTACAAAATTTTTATTTTTAATAATTTTACATGAATTTGTATCAGGGTCGTTAACTGACCTTTTTGGCTGCAATACGCCAAAGTAAATGCAATCCTTACAGCTTATCGGTTCATTCTTCATATTCACAAGGTTTTATCGGATGATAGTTTAAAATGGTCAAATTCGGACATTTAAACTTAAGAGCTAAAGCTTTCATCACTTTGCTAAGTAAGAATACCCCATTGACTTTAATATTAGTGCTACCAAAATTAAACTCACCCTCTTTATTGTAAACATAAGAAATGAAATAGGGCGTGAAATGATCCTGTTTCTCCAAATCAAATTTTTGGTGATTGATAACCAAATCCCAATATTCTTTCCCTTCTTTCGTATCTCCCCACGAGAAGCCTCCATCTTCGGGGCTAGCATCTTCTTTTAGTTGGAATGCTTCGACACATGGTTCAGATTGGTAATCTACCATTCTTTGGACGATATCTAAAGGGAAGTTACTTATCTTCCCTTTTAAATCAGACTTTTTTACTTTGTATTTTTTCATGATAATTATTTGTTATACTCCCAAAGTCCTAGTTTTCCTTTTACATCAAATATAGGTTCTCTTAATATCTTTGCGTTTCTTAATTTCCAATGGTAACAATATAGATCTCCCCATGATTGGTTTTGATCTGAAGTAGATTCTATACAATCTACTATTTCTACACTTCCAATAATAGCACCATGAATATATGGTTTCTGAATTTTATTGATATATTCACGTTGATATTCGCTTGTCATTTTTCCTCTAAAATCAAAGTCATTTTGAGACGCATGTATCAGTATCCTACCACGAAAGTTTGTTTTCCACGTTCTGTTCTCAATGTCTTTTAATCCTTGAACGATCAATGATGCCCAAGGCTGTTTTATGCTTAATACTTTCATTTTATTTTTATTATTAAGTGTTCAAAATTATAAAAGGTCTTTGTACTCCATTCGTATAAAATTCAGACGTTTCGAGTGTTTATAACAGTTGTCGTTCATTCCGTAATATTGGCAATTCATTCGATATGCTTTTCTTTCTTTTGTTTCCATTTCTATTTCTATTTAACATTCCATCCAATAGCTCAATAGCTCTATCAATAATTATTCCCATTTCTTTTTGATCAGGCATCTCTTCGATAGACCCTCTCCTCCATTTATTATAGACTTTAAGAAATCGAATCACTTTTTCCGTTTTGATTGGTGCTTCTTTTTTCATAATAATTTTTCTTTTTGAAACAACCTCTTAATATAGTTCTTAATATAGCATTCTCTGCACGCATCTCATCATTACATGCGATTCTCCAACATGTGTATCTACATCTTTTCAATACATATTTGAATACTACAAATATCGAATGAACTGTATCCTTTTGATGAATCAACATTTTATTAAATATTGGGAATATCATCAAGCACGTAACATATCCTAGTAGATAAGATAATATCAATAATATGGTTATCATAATAGGTAATCTTGCCATAGTTTTACGAACGGTTTGCTTCCAAAATAGAGTGCTGTTACTCGATCGAAACAGCAAAGCCGAAACCCCGAGAACGCAGGCGCACGCGCAAAGACGATATACGAATAACGAGCCGCGACACCCGCTTTTAAATCTTCTTTCCACCACCAAGGATAATATATACGATCTTTTTTTTCATGTCCAACGTTCAAAGCCTCACAAATAATGCAAAGCTTATGATATGCCTGCTCGTTAGCTGGCATCTCATTCAAATAGCTAGGCGCTGATTTACCTAATAAGGTAAGCGCATCCTCGTAACTTTTTACTAATTCTTTTTTCATAATTTTATTTTCCATAATTTTTTCTCTTACAAATATTATACTCTCCATATCTTCTCTATTTACCCAATAACATTCGCCCTTTTCTTTTCCAGCTGTGCATCCACCATTTTTTAGATAAAAGCATCCTAAACATCCTAATTCACTTTTAAATACAGTAGTACAAGTTCCTTTTTTATCTATAAATAAGCTACCTACTTTTCTTTCTTTTCCCATAATAATTTTATTAATTTATTTGTTTAGCATTTCTGTAAAATCCGTCATGTATTGACAATCTCCTTCGCATAGAATACGTGCGCCATATCCATTACAATAAAAGTCGTAAAAAGAGCAACATCTTTTATGGCATTCGATTGCTTTTTCTTTCATTTCTTTATCGGCTATATCTACTGCCTCGCTAGCATCTCCCGCGTAATATGCATGACATTGGGGAGGAATATTACCAGCCCCTATTAAATGTTTCTCTAAATATTCTTCTGCTTTACTCATGTCTTAACTTCTTTAATATTGTTATGTTTATTATTCCATTATTCTTCATACTCATAATTTTCAATCTTATGATAATTTAAAATGGCTAAATTAGAGCATTTTAAGTGAAGTTCTATAAGTTCTTTCACTTGTCTCAGTGAAAATACCCCATCAACTCTAATATTCGTACTTGCAAAATGTATTTCACCAATTTTGGAATATACATAAGAAACAAAATAATAATTGACATTTGATTTTTTATTGCGAATAAAGAATCCTAAAAGATTTGTTTTCATAATCATTTTATTTTCTTTCCCAGTCCGAGCAATGAATTGTAATACCTTCAAGATATCCACCTTCGCAAGATATATGATCACAACCTAGACTACTTTCAAAAGTTTTACATGTTTTGCAAGCTCGATTTTCAACATTAGAGCAACACAAAGACATGTGTATTCTTGCACCTTTCATTGTTTTAAAAACATTTTCACAGCATGGAACTTGAAAAGCTTTTACTTCTATTATTTCTTTACTCATATATTCCCCATTTAAAATTTTCTTTACGTCTTCATTGGTAATTTCTGAATCATACTTATATCCTTTTGATATTCCGTATTCAATTACTTTTCTTGCCTCCGAATCAGTAAGACTTTTTCCATTACATGTAAAGAAACCAGATAAATTCTCTTTCCATTTCCACTTTTTAAGACCCAAAATATTTGTCTTCATTCCTTTATTATTTTAGATTGTTCAATTAGAGCAAACTCTTTATATTTATTCAATATCTGTTGCGCCTCACCCCAATTTCTACAATTTTGCAACAAAACTTCATGTAAGGTATCATACATTTCGCAATAATAAGAATATCTTAATTTTATAAAAAAATTATATTGTTCGACCGAAATGGTAATTGTTGGTTCAACCATAATTTTATTTGTTTAGCATTTCTATAAATACTTCAATGTAGTGCTTCTCCTCTTCATATATTTTCCATTGGTTTGGCTTAGCGCAATAGTTTCTTACAAAATATTTGAAACATTCAATAGTTTTATCTTTTATCTCTTCTCTAGCCATCTCTATCGACTTTAAAGCGTCCTTATTAGTAATGACTTCTTCGTCTGTTGGGAATTGTTCGGGAAGTAGACTTTGTTCCTCTATAAATTTTTCTGCTTTACTCATAATTAATATTTTTTACCGTTTTTATATGGTCGTAGTTCGTTGTATTTCATCTTTTGATTAATATGCCAAAGTAGATCAATATCATAAAACGAAGCTAGCTCAAATACCTGCCTAATCGAATAATTTACTAATTCTTCATTCGTATATTTGTAGTTGACGATATCACGAACGATATCGAAGCAATTTTCAATAAAAGACTTCTTCTTTGATACAACATAAGAAAATATAATTCTATCAGATAAGTCTATTTTATTTAGGCCTGCAAAATCAAATAATCTTATTGCAGTATCTGCAAGTTCATCCTCTACTGAATCCTTTATAAACAAGATAAAGAATCTCCAAAATTCACCTCCTTTAGTTATATATGACTTGAATTTATCCAAGTCGGCGTGCCTATCATTTCTATCAGCTTCAATAGCTTCTGATAGTTCAGTAATAACAAGCATTAATGCTACTTTCTTGCTTTCAAAACCTTCATGGAATCCATGTTCACGTGCTGACTTATAAGCTTTATCTCTTAATTCGTTCCAATTTATTTTACTCATAATAATTTAAAGATTTAATTGTTGTTCTTTTAATTCATTAATAATATGATCTCTCACCTTTGTGTAATAATCCAGTTCTTCGTAAATGTCTGGAGCACCTTCCAAATATGGCATATCAGAATCAATTAATCTAGTCTGATATTTCTCGAGACAGTCAATAAGATTATCTATTATGTCAAGATTATTCTTATTTATTAGAATTTGTTTGAATTTTTCAGCTTCCATTTTCTAGTCTTTTAGTTTAAATTCGTAAACGAATACGTACGGGTTACTTTCCCATGTTCCTTTCCCTGATATTTTATCGATTAAGGATGCATATGCTTCACGAGGAGTATCAAAATTGATACATCCGAAACTCCTCCAATATCCCATACCTTCTACAATATATTTTTTAAAATTGGGATTTGGGTTAAATATTTTAATTCCTTCTTTCAAGCAATCTTCATCCGAAATATCCTGTAATCTTTCTA